GATGTGGTAGCAAAGTATATCCCTAATGTTATCATCAACGATTTTAAAATACAAAGTATGAGTGACGCTAGGTTAGAAGAAGTTAATAATGAAACAAATGTTATAACTTCTCAGATAGATGATAGAATAGCTTCTGTAGCGGGAGATGGAACGGAAGAATATACAGCAAAAATAACAGTAGAATACACTATTAAAGATAATGTATTTGAAAGTAGTGACGTAATAGTCTTAAATTTATAATATGGCGACTAAAAAATTAAATTATACAGAAAGAGATTTTATAGGGTTAAAAAACGAATTAATTCGTCTAACTAAAACTTATTATCCAGACCTAATCCAAGACACAAGTGATGCATCAATATATTCTTTATTTTTAGATTTAAATGCTGCGATAGCGGATAACCTACACTATAATATTGATAGAACACTACAAGAAACTGTTTTACAATATGCACAACAAAGAAGTTCGCTTTATAATATAGCAAGGACATATGGTTTAAAAATACCAGGTAATAGACCATCATTAGCTCTATGTGATTTAAGTATAATAGTACCAGTTAATGGTGACAAAGAAGATTTTAGATATTTAGGATTTTTAAGAAAGGGTTCACAAGTACAAGGAGCCGGTCAAACATATGAATTAGCAAACGATTGTGATTTTTCATCACCTTACTCTATAGATGGGACACCTAATAGAACTAAAGTTCCTAATTTTAATGCTAATGGTATTATACAAAATTATACTATAACAAAAAGAGAAGTTTTTATAAATGGTGTTACTAAAATCTTTAAAAAAGAAATAACTGATGGTATAGCTGCTCCTTTTTACAAATTATTTTTACCAGAAAGAAATGTGTTAGGTGTTACTTCTGTCATAGAAAAAGAGGGGGTTGGTTTTACAACTTTACCCACAGACTTAGAATTTATAAATCATTCTGCGACTAGATGGTATGAAGTAGACGCGTTAGCAGAAAATGAAATTTTTATAGCAGACCCAGCTTTACCCGCAGATGAACCAGGGTTAAAAATAGGAAAATACATAGCCACCGACCAACGATTTGTCACTGAATATACACCAGAAGGATTTTATTTTTTAACTTTTGGTAGTGGTAACAACAGTTCCCAAAGTTTATTAAATGAATTTAGTAAGTATGGTGTTACACTTAATCTTAATAAATTTATGAATAATATCTCTTTAGGGAATGCAGTAAGAGGGAATAGTACACTATTCATACAATATAGGATTGGTGGAGGAAAGGTGTCAAATGTCGGTGCGGGAGCTATAAATTCGATAGGTACTGTAGATTTCATAGTTTCTGGACCAGTACCATCTGTTAATGGTTCTGTTAGTAATAGTTTAACAGTTAAAAATGTTACAGCAGCAATAGGTGGAGCTGATTTAATGACCACTGAAGAAATTAGAAACTATATTACTTTTAATTTTGCAGCACAAAATAGAGCAGTAACTATAAAAGATTATATTTCTAGAATTCAAATGATGCCTGCGATGTTTGGTTCAGCAGCGAAAGTAGGTGTTACAGAAGTAGAAAATAAAGTAAAAATACAAATATTATCTTATACACCACAAGGTAAACTAACTTCCCGAGTTTCTAATTCCTTAAAACAAAATATTACAGAATATCTATCTAATTATAGAATGTTAAATGATTATATAGAAATATCTTCAGCTAAAGTTATAGATTTAAAGGTAGAAGTGGACTTAATAATAGATTCTTCAGGTAATCAAAGTCAGATTGTGAGTAACGTTATTGAAAAAATATCAGACTATTTTAGTACAGATAAAATGGAGATGGGAAGACAACTTAATATATCTCAGTTAAGTAGTGATATTACAACTCAACCAGGAGTTACAAATGTTACTGATATGAGAATATTTAATAAAACTGGTTCAGAGTACTCTAACTCCCAAATTTCACAACCGTATTCAGACCCTACGACACAACAAATTATGTTAACAAATGATACGATATTTTTTCAACCAGACGAGATTCCACAAATTAGATTTCCTAATAAAGACATTGTTGTTAGAGTTAAACAACCATTCACACCTAACTTCTCTTAGAACATTTACAAAGTCTTTTAACTTAATATCTTTAATTTTAAGAGATAAAATATTTATCAAGAAAGAAAAGGTATGCCAAAGAACATAAGAATAAAAGCTCAAGTAGGTGTTGACAAAGAAGTTAAAATCAATTTAGACCAAGATTTTGATAGGCTGGAGATATTGAGTTTAAGTATAAACCAAGCAGATGTTTATAATAGAGATTGTTCTGATTTTGGTGTTATAGCAGGTAGAGTAATAGCGAATGGGGGGTTTGGAGTGCCTAATGCAAAAATTGGTGTTTTTATACCTTTAGATGAGGAGGATGAAAAAAATGAAGTTATAAAGGCTCTATACCCTTATAAAAAAATACAAAATAGGAATGAACTAGGGTATAGGTATAATTTATTACCTGCTGAACCCGACTACGATGGGCATGTAAACACAGGTAGCTTTCCTAAAGAAAACGAACTTCTACTAAATCAAGAAGTAAGTTATGTGTACAACAAATACTACCAATTTACGGTAAAAACTAACGAATCTGGAGACTTTTTAATTTATGGTGTACCAGTAGGGAATCACCAAATACTAATGGAAACAGATATGAGTTCTATTGGTTGTTTTTCATTAAGTCCACAAGATATTATTATTACAGGAAAAGCAAATGAAGGAGAATTTAATTATGGGGTCTATAGGTACAGATGATGGTAAAAACTCTCTTAATAGAAATTGTGTACCCAGAAGATTACAAGGAGATAAATGTTCTTTAGTTAGCGGACCCGGTAGTGTAGAAGCTATTAGACAAACTATTTTCACAACGGTAACTAACGGACAAACCGTACCGGTTTTAGAAAGATTTGATTTTCCAGCTATTATAGATGATGATGGTAAATATGTAATAAATGTTCCTATGAACATGAATTATACCATAACTAACGAATTTGGTGAAGAAGAAATATCCAACGACCCAACTGTAGGAATTCCTACTACTGGAAAATATAGATTTAGATTTAAATTTTTAACTGATGGTTCAGGAGCAAGACTTAGAAAAAGGGGTGAATATCTGGTACCAAACATTAAAGAATACACATCAATAGCTGCTGACGCTGGAGCAAATGTTGTTGCTGGTACAATATCACCAGAAGAAGCTTCTTATTCATTCTCTGTCGACATAAATGATTATCCGTCTTTAACTGATGTTATAGCAACAAATGATTATTTCTATAGTATGAGATATTCACAGGTTTATACCACTTCTTTATTTTTAAAAAAATGGGTAAAACCTGTTGGTGGTTTAGCTGGTTTTTTCCTTAGTGGTAAATGGAGACATATAGGTATTAAAAGAATAAAACCTGCAGCAGAAAAAGATTGTGCAGGAGTGGTAACTGACGTACCCTCTAATAATGCAATAAAAGAAAATACGTTTTCATATATTTTAGCTAATATTTTTTCAACAATTATTAGTATGGTAATAGTATTGTTATACGCTTATCTTATCTACATGGCTTTAGGATTCCTACTTGATGCAATTAGTTTGATTCCTGGTTACCCGAATGCTTGGACAATTTTTGTATTTGCATTAGTTACTATTATTTTTAACGCTGTACACGCTATTGTTACTGGTCCTCGTATAACCTTACCTTTAAAAAATTATGACGATTGTGAAGATTGTCAGTGTAATACAGACCTTTTTACTTTTGTTTTAACTTTAAATTTTGGTAGTTTAGTAAATGTTGCTGGTAATGCTTCCACAGCAGGAGCAGATGCAGATGCTAGTTGTCAAACTCTTCCACCTTTTGCTGGTTTCCCCTCCGCTAACGCAACACCAATAGACTCTCAAGCAAATGCGGGAACACAAGGTTGGAATGCAGCTGGAGGAGGTGCTGGATGGGGATGCTTTACTGTTGGATTAGGTGGGACAGTATTAAATGCGATTAACGGAACAATGAATGTTCTTATGGGTGTTGTAATTGGTGCAATGGCAATTGTTGCTATTGCCTGTTTAGCGGCTATTATCCCAAGTTTAGGGGGTTTCCTACAAGCATTTTGTACAGCGGGTATAAATGCTTATGCTGCTGTAGTAATTGGGGTACAAGTAACTTTATACGCTACTGTTGCAGCCTTTATTGTTGGTTGTGTATCCGCGTTACTATTAGTAAACTCTTCTGTGTGGAGAGGTCTTATGGAGTGGAGAACAAGAAGAACGGTTTTTGACTTTTTATGTGAAGGAGGAATTAGTGAAACTTATAATAATGATTGGTTAAATGGATTTTTATACCATTTTCAGTTTAAGATGAAAGTAGTAAATGAGGTGGCAAGTTATTGTGAAAGAACGTTATACTATTCACCAGTACAAGGTAAATTTTATTATAGAGCATCACCTTGGGCACCTAGTTTACCTTATCCAGAGGGAACCTTCTCAAACATACTTTATTCCACTACTTTAACTGAACTGGGTGTACCTAGTAAACAATTAAAAGAAGCTTGTTCCTCCGCAGCAGGAGCAGAAAAATGTAGTATGATGCCAGAATTAGGTTCTACCTCTCGTCAAAATACTAGTGATTTAGTGAGTTATATAGGTATTGCAAGATTATTCTGGAGAATGAATAACATTTTTCCTTTTTGGGCTACAGTACCAGGAAATTGTTTCTTTAATAATAACACAGATTTAGTTTTAGACGGTGATATAGCTCAAGCTTTTTCTCAAAACAACCAATTTGGGATTGCAGAATTTGTTACACCACAAGAATTCCAACAGTCTCTAAATAACCCTCCGGGTACAACTGTACAAATAGCAGCAGAAAACAATCCTTTTTATTGGAATTGTTTGTTGGTAGGTTCACCACAATGTCAGGGCACTACCTCAGCTGGTATATGTGTAATTGATTTTAAAGTAGAAGAACAAACATTAAGAGATTGCTTATTAGGGGGTGATACTGGAATATGTACAGGTATAAATTGGACACAAATTGTACCTTACTATCCTTGGGATAATGGTCCCGCCCCATTTGGTGACCAACAAAATTATTGGGACACCAACACAATAATTACTATAAACCACCAACCAAGTCCTTATTTTGATGTTACGTCCTTATCACCTATAAGTAATAATGCTGCACCATCAAACCCAACTTACGGTCCTTTTGGAACACCACCGTGGGTTACAAGTTTTGATATGAGACTAGCTACACACTTCCATTTTTATTTTGGTTTAAGAAATGGTAGTACAGCTTATAATGAATTTAGTAAAAGATATATAGATATAGAAGAAAATTATGTATAATGACTCAATAAGAATAGTAAGAGGTTCACAAAGGTATGTCGGTTCTTTAGATAGGGACGAGTCAATACCTATGCCGTTAGAAGCTTCACGATTGAATATGATTGAAGGGGATAGAAATGCTACGGTAAATCTACCAAACCAATACTACTTGGAAAGAGAATTTAGTAGTACTTATAGACTTTATGGTGGTATAATGCCTATTACAAGTAACCCTTTAACTGGTTGTACAAGTGACCCTACTTTTGTTGGTTATGAACTTTATTATATACCAGACCCTGTTACAGGATTAATGCCTACGTCAGCAGATAC